TCAAATGTTAGCATTAGCATTATTATTATCGCCCCTATTAGGTAAAACATACGCTCTCTTTTTTAGTTCATTGTTTTCTCTCTTTAGTAATATGTTTTGGCGTATTAAATCCTCAACATACTTTGCCCTATTATTCTTATCAATATCTTCCTTAATAAGTTCGCAGGCTCTAATGTAATCGGTCTCGTTCCAAAGTAGAAAGTTATTATAGGTCTTTGTAATGGCATGGAGGGCTGTAGCATGGTCTTGACCTAGGGTATTACCTATCGCCTCTAGACTCATACTGGTGAGCTCCCGACATAAACCATAGTAAAGTGCCCTGGAGTAGACTTGCTTTCTACCTCGGTACAATCTACCGGTATTTTCATTCCTCTCTAATAAATTCACTCTCATCACTTGTTGAACTCGATTCCGAATCATCATCGCTTTTTCTTCGCAGTTTCTCATAATCTATATACGCTTCTATTATTCCTTGACAGCATTCATACTGTTCTGTTTCTTCATAAAATTGTCTTAGTAAACTAATATCAGTAGGGACTAGTAGTCCAGTTGTAAGAGATATAAGTATATCCTGGTAGCACTCTTCCTTACTAGCATAAATCATAGTATACCTTCTATATAATAAGGCTCAAAGTATGTTTGACCTTCTTTTATCAATCTGTAGTTTTCTATACCGTCCTCTACGATTTGTTTACCATTTAGGTAAAATTCTTCAGATACAGTAAAGAAACCAAATTCACCAGTAGACTTATCGACTGCAATAAATACCCAGTTCGTATAGTCTATACCAAACAATTCAGTGTAGATATATACTTGTGCAGAGTATCCATACTTCCAGGCGTCACTCTTAAACCACTTTATGTTTTGACAAGTCTTAAGGTCTGCTATATAACCATCGCCTAGGATGTCAGCCTTAGCTCTAAAACAAAACCCACCAATATTTCCTACAGCGGGAACTTCAGCCCTACTATGTTTAAGGATGTGATCCACCTTAGAGCAGGATAGGAAGGTCTCCGCAACCTCTTCCACTTTATCCTTATCTTTTTGGAGAAACACTCTGCCATGTTCGGCTAATGCTTCCTTCCATAAATTACCCGCTCTTTTTGGTGCATCAACAAACTTCTGGTTTCTGTATACTTCTGGTTCTAATATATACCAATGAAAAAGAGAGCCAAAGTCAAACGCTGGGTTTGGCTGACTCTCTCCACCGATAGACGCTAGATACTTGTTAGGGTCTTTGGCTAAAAGTTTTATTGAAGAGGATGAGAGACTGTTCTGACCCATGTACCCATAATAGAACTGGTCGTCCTGCATCTTCTCCAGAAGTTCACTCTCGTGCCATGCCTTATCGTCTAGCGTAAATATCATATTAATCGTAATCGTATAGTTCGTTAGTATCTTCTTTTCTTTTCGGATACCTTTCGTACTGTTCTTGTTCCATCCAATGAAGTTCAGCTCTACACTCCTCTCCTAGTGGATACTCTTGTTGTAGCTTCTCAAATTCTCTTTTACTAAATCCCATAACTAAATTGTTTTTACTAAATACTTAATTGTCTTCTCCACTAGCTCCAATAAGAAGCTTAGTGGCTTTTCTAGAGATAAGTAGATAACTAATAGTATTGTTTCAACAATGTAGAAAAATACCAGTAGCACTAGTGCCATGGATAATTTAGGGAGTTTTAAGATTGTGTGTAATAGTTTCATAATGTTTTCCTTTTTAACAAAGCTAAACAAAATTATGGAACTGACAAATTATTTTTTAGGATTGAAATTATCTTTCCAGATTCCTTGGCATACAGCGAATCGCTGATCACGGTCTTTGAATTCACTAATCATCTTAGCGTTATTCATACATCTGGCGTTAAAATCCTTTTGTTCTTCGTACTTCTTAGGTTTCATTCTTAGTGGCATCGTCTATTTGTTTTATTAGTTTCTGTAGGTATAGTGTTGAGTCCATAAGCTCTTCCTGGAGGTGCACTAGGAAGGCTCGGTGATTCTCTTTAGATTCTTCTAGCGTTGTGCCATAAGTCTCTATACCTTTATAACTGCGTTCTTTATATTTGTACAGCACCTCATCTACAATCTTATCCTTTTTGATAGGAACTGTACTACTAGCATTCTCAAAATACTTTGTTACTGAATCGCTCATTGGTACTTGTCGTATACTTGTTTTACTTTAGCTTGTATGCGATTAAATTTACACGGGGTACACCCGCCAGTAATTCTCTCGTTCTCATCCAGGATGCGATTATGTATTTCAAACATACGCTTTTGAGCATCCACAGATATACTGTTTCTTTTTCTAGAGAACCATTCAGTAAGCCATTCGTACTCTTGTTCTGTAAACCACTTAGGTTTCTTATATGGGAATAGCTTATTGAGGGCGTCACGTCTTTCACTGCACCCGCAGTCTTCTTCTGTTACCCAATCCACCAAAGATTTTATACCAGTGGCGGTAGTTATTTTCTCGATAGTATCACCGAGACCTTTACTCTGTTTCTCGTGCTTGGCTTTCCAGGCTCTATATTCCTTTGTCCTTTTATCGCCCTTAAATTCTGTCATAGTCTTTATTGTTTAGGTCTTCTATATCTTCTCCAAATTCTTCCCGTATCTTACTCTTGTTAGACTTAAGCGTATTGAATATCGAACTCAAACTAATAGTGGTGGCACTAGCAATAGCTCTCATGCTCATCTGGCGTTCAAAGTGTATCTCCCATAGTTTCTTATCATACCAGTACCAAGTATCTACCCGTTTCTTTATATTGTCCACAACTTTCTGAAGGGCTTTTTCTCTCTCAATATCCGCCTCTTCATAGTTTCTATTGTCCTTTATCTCTATGTATTGAACTGTTCTATTTTTCCTCTGTAGGGATGTTAAGTATATATTTCTCATAGTTACATAAACGTAATATGTGTTAATCTCGTGTTCATTGAACATTATTCTTTCTGGCTCATCTACATACTTAGATAGGCGTATATACATTTCCTGTACAACTTCATTCGCTGTGTCATCACTACACTTGAATGATTTTGCCATGGCGAACCACTCATCATGTCTCTCACCTAATATATCTATTAATCTTGCCACCAATGAAACGAAATACCAAAAATACCAATAAACAACTGAATCATATACTCTGGAGACTGATCCTCTGGGTGTGGATCTTCCTCTGGTTTCATATGGGTGTCCCAATAGTTAACGCCAACACAAAGACCATAAATAGGAAATAAGGTTACATACATATTGTTAAATTTAATCTGCATAATAAGGTTTGATTGTAGCTTCTATTCTTGGGTTCTCCGTGTCTACTCCCATGTATTTACAAGTAACCTTCTTCACGATTTTTGTATTATCGTCCTCTATGCAACCATGCTGAGACATAGCATCTTGGAAGAACTTATCTACTACTGCGATTACATTCATAAGGTCACGTTTTCTCTTATCTGGAGCAAAGTATTGGTAGTAAATCTCTATCTCACCAGAAAAAGAAAAGCCAAGGGAATCCTTGACCTCTTCATTAAACTTTATCTTAATTCTATTTTTAAACTTAAAGTACCACTTATTATACTGGTTTAAGTTAAGCATAAAACGGTTCTTACCACTGAATATCCATATCGGTAATACTACGGTCTTTTCGGTTTCTGATTTCATCTACTTTCTTAAATGGCGTCTTACCACCATAATAATATCTTTGCTCTCTCACGTTAAAACTAATATCGTTTATCTCCTGCGGTATTCCTACGAGCTTCTGTTTCTTAATCTTCTGTGAACCAAAGGTAACTAAAGTATTTGAGAAATCCAAGGCACGCTCTGGACGCCATATAAACATTACATTGTCCGCCTTATCTGCAAACGTCCCTCCACCCTTTATGCGATTGACATCTGGCTTTATATATCGCCCATCATTATCCTTTACGGGTGTTACCTGGTGTGCAACTAAGTGTACTGAAATATTATAGTCTAAGGCAAATCTTTTAAGTTCACTCATAAATCTAGAAATATATAAGTCTTCTCTTTCTCCCGCCCTTAACTTATGTTGAACTGTGTTATATGGGTCTATGATCAATGAACGTATACCTTTTGTCTTTACAAGATATTTCGCCCTATTAAATATAGAATCTAACTGAAAATCTTTCCTAGGGAATATGAGATAGAAATGCTTCTTTACAAAGTCCATAGCCTCTTTATATTCTTCTATAGGCATCTGTAAGTTACCATGAAAAGGGTCAGATGATTTACCAGCGTACATTTCAATAATATCATTAAAGAAATCATTCATTGGCATATTTTCTGGCGAGAAAACAGCAAACTTCCACCCATCATGGAACGCCTTTAGTGTAGCTAATTGATTTAAGAATAGTGACTTTCCTTCGTTCTGGTAACCCGTCCAGATATTAACCTCTCCATTTCGCCAAGTCCAAGCCTTATCTATAGATTCTATGTGTGTTGTTGACCCTCTTTCCAATCCATTGTGGTATCCGTCCAACATAGACTTCTCCACATCTGACACGTTGAATATACCCTCCATCTTTGGATTAGAGGCACTTTTAAGCCTTCTCTGGAGACTTTCTGCACCTTCCTTGAGTAAGACCTCATTAGCGTCCTTAAAAGGGCTTAAATCCACTAATAAACACTTTTCTGCTCCAAAGCGTCTTACGAGTTCTTTCTGGAGTATTCTACCGTTCTCATCTTCGTCTGTGGCGATATATATATTTTTTGCCTCATCAAATATATCGTAGCAGTTGCTAATGCACTCTAGCTTTTTATCTATGTTATTATCTCCCTGGTTAGGAGCACCCATATTAACAGAGGTATGAAATTCTACACCCGCTACTTCCCAAGATAGAGAATCCATTTCCCCCTCACAAATTACAATGGTATCACTTCCTTTACACCTATCGTAGTTAAATACAATAGATTCACCATCCTTAGACTGGGTAAAGAATTTACCGTCCAGTCCTCTGGTTTTATAGTTCTTTATTTCGCCATTCATGATATAAGGAAACAGTACGTTTCTATTATCCTTAGTGGACACTATCTTATTGGCGTCAATTACTTCGTTTGTTATTCCTCTTGAATTAAGAAACTCTCTGCCTTGATCAGTTAGTTTCTTCATGTTTTTCTTGTCTGGTTTCTTATATGTTTTCACTTGCTGTATGTAATCTTCTTTAGTTTTTATCTTTCCCTTCCATCCACACTTATGGCAGTTATATAAGCCAAGGTGGAGGTTTACAGATAAGCAGGTGTCTCTGTAGTTTTCTTTACCGAGCTTCACACAATTAGGGCACTGTACTTTTTGCTCCTCTCGGTTACTTTTCAGTTGTATTCCTAAATCCTTGAATGTTTGCATATAATATAATATAATATATATATATATAATTATATATACTTAGTTATTTATTATATATATAATTTTATGTATGATATGTCTTTTTGACAGTTGGATGAACGTAAATCTTACGATCCTTTCCATACTTCCCAGTTGACTTTGTTTCTCTAATAATTAGATTCTTATCTTCTAAACTTGATAAAATACGGTACATGGTTCTATCCTCAATACCTAGGGTATCGCAAAGGTGTTGGTTAGATGCGTAACAATATTTCTTCTGTGATAGACTGCATAAGTACGATAAAACTGCGTTCTCCTTGAATGAAAGTTTCTCGCTTGTAAAGTTGTTCTTAACATTTACAAATTTCGTATTACTCATTTTAAGACGTTTTAAGAGCCTAAAAAGGGGCAAGATATACTTACCCCTTATAGACATGGTTAAACTAGAAAGGAAGCCCATCTCCTGCGTTCACAGTGGCTTTCTGATTGTTGTTAGACTTGTTCTCTTCTGGGTTATACTCATTAATCCATAAGGAATGCGTCTTACCATATTTAGTAACCTCTCGGTTCTGTCCCATGGTCAAGCGAAGGTATTGCTCGCCATTGTACTCAAACCAGTGTTGGTCTACCTGGCTTTTTTTTAAGGTAATGTTGTGGTAAAAGTCTCCACTTTTAACTGCGTTACCGCAGAACTTTCGTTGTTTCTGATCACTCATAATAACTAATTTTAAGATAATAATAATTTTTCAACTTCTTTGTTTACGGCATACTTCTGCTTAATATCAGCAATAGTGAACCCCTGGGACAATGCATTCTTAACTTTATTGAAGTTCTCGGTGTTAGGCTTGAGTTCCTCTAGATTACTCACCATATTAGACTTCTTACCATGGGTATTGGTTGCGTCTGCATCTTTAGTATCGTCAATCAAGAATAACCCGTTTAATGCATACTTTCTTGCATAAGAACTACTACTACCGAATGATTGAGAAATGTCCATACCCTTTCGATTAGGGTCTATTCCCGCTTGTGCCTTAGCATGCACCTGGGACTTACCATCAGACAATACAGCACACGCCTCAATGAAAGGAATACCCGCAATGTCTTTGGTTTCATCGCTAACCGTTAAGGCTAACTTATGCTCCACTAATAAAGGCTTTAACGCCTCTAAGATGTCTTCACAACTCCGATAATTGTACTTACCGAAATTGTTTCTCTGATTCTTTGGTGCTTTCAATCTCCCTTGAATGTCCACCAGTTTTTCATAAATATTCATGTCTGCAATATAGTGATTATTTTGCATATGACAATACAATATAAAAAAAAGAGGGCTAACATATTTGCTAACCCTCACCTTCAAGGAAAACGTATAAACTGGGAGATTTACGAAAAATCTACACTACAAATGTAGTGAACATTATTCGTTATATTGTAATTGTTAATAACTACTTGTGATGTTTGTTGCCAATTATCTTCTCCGCACCCCGTGATCCGAAGTACCCTATGAAGACTAATTGTAAAAGCTCTTTCACTACAGATAGCTCTTCGATCTGCATATACCACCCGATAATAAAGGCAGACGTTAATCCCACTAAAGTAAGGGGTCTTACGTTCTGGGCGAGCCATGACCCGCTATTAGCATCTGCTACCCAGCGTTTTGTAATGCCATCAAATTCATGGATTTCTTGCTCTAGCTTCTTGAGAGCAATTTGTTTATCTGTTTCAGACATATCCGAACCACCAATAATGGAACGAACCACAGAGCCGACAGGGGTATCGTCAGCAAGACTGCCAACAATATTGGGTATTTTTTCCAGTAGGAAACTTCCGACTTTAGTATCTTTAAAGCGTTTTTTATTGCTCATTCTTTTTATGTTCTAGCCAGAGTGTCTGGGCTTCTTCTAAGGTTATAGCACCTTCTCGTAGTTGCTCCCGTATTTCGTCATACGTCATTCTACAGCATTCATATTCCAAATGAACGTCCTGTTTCTTCTCTACAGATTTCTTTTTGCTTAATGGGTGTGCACTCGCAGTCATCACCGCAAACACCATCCCAAGTGTAATTATTGCTTTCATGTCGTTTGTTTGTTTGTGCCATGAGTATGGCGTTAGTAAGTTTGTCGATACTCTTGCGTATCTCTTTTAGTTCGTTTCTAAGTCCGTTAGACTTAATTTTTAGTTCGTTACTCATTTTTTCTTGGCAGGTTTATTTCTACCTTTTTTCTGTGCTCTAGTACAGTGACTATATTTACCCCTTCTATTTAATGACTTGCCCATAGCTTATAGTACATCCTGCTGTATTAGTAAAGCCAGATAACATTGGCATCTTTTTCTGGGTCATTATCAACGTGGATAAAGGTCTTTGCAATGCCAAACCTATTGAATCCTGCTTTCTGCAAACTGTCAATAATGATTGCTCTGCTTCTTGAATCGGTGCAATGGATATCGACTGCATATCCGTAACAATGGCTTGAGTATTTACTTCCTCCAATATACGCATTGTGTTCTTTCGTTCTATATCCACTATTGATCCGAAAAGGAATATTTGCAATATCGCGAGCCATTTCAATCTTCTCAAGAAATTTTGCATCCATATTCTTTCCGCTCCCTGGAAAATCTGGAGAATCAAATTCACTTAATTCAAAATATTTCATTATTTATCTAATATACTTTTAAATGCATCACTTCCAGCTTTTATGATTTCTTGTTGTAAAGTAATCATCTGTGCTTCATATGCATCTTTTTGTTCTACAAGTGTTTCAATTTGTTTTTGTTGACTTTCTACTTTTGTTGTCAAATCAGCAACTTCATCTGGATTTCTACCTATAATGGCATATATAACCACGCTTAAACTACCAACGATCATCCCTACAATAGAAACAATAATGTCTTTGTTTTCGGCAGGAATAGAATTATTCGCTAAATATAACAACAATAGAATTACAAGGATAAAAATACCTGCTGCTCCCGAATAGTGTATTAAGTCTTTCTTTTTCATTTTAGTTGTTTGTAGATTTTAGTTAAGGTATAGATTATGGTTAGTATTAAAACGACAGTTTGTAGCTGCGTGTTAATGTTTGGCATAGCACTAAATACTATCGCTCCTAAATTAAGTCCGTATATCTTCAAGTCTTGCATAGCTTTATGATACTAAATCCCAACTAAGGTCATCTTCGTTCCACTCATAAAAGTTACCATCATTAGGCTTTGATGTTGGTGGTTGCCAAGTACAAGTAGTGCCATCTAGTGTCCAAGAAGTATATGGCTTAGGTGGTGCAAATCCATCGTGAGATACATAATACTTATATCCTATTCCTGCATAGTTTTTACGAAATGGTGTACCACCTAATATATGAATGTTTTCTCTTGTATTGTAAGATGTTTGCTTCCATGTCTGTCCTGTTTCTGTAGACAATGTTGCTTCATCTATATTATCAGGAGCAGATACAACTTCTACTACTTTATTTTGACTATTTAATCTTGCAAAATGTGCCATATTAACTAAATGTTATTGTTTGTCCAGTGAGTGCACCTGTAATTCTAGTTAGTTTGTATCCAGAACCAAAAGCTGTTGAATTTAAGTGAGAGGTTTGAACTCCAGCAGTAACAGATGCAGTAACAGTATCTGGGTATTTTAATATGATAACACCTTTACCTCCTGCTCCACCATTAGCATCTTGACCTCCGCCACCTCCGCCTCCGCCGAGATTGTCCGTTCCGTTGCCACCTGTGTAAATACTAGATGCTCCTTTTCCACCATTACCACCACCGCCTGTTCCTCCAGAACCGCCTGTAGCTGCTGTGTCTCTTGCACCACCACCACCACCACCAGCATATGGTTGATTGGTTGTATATATACTATTAACTGTTCCGTCTCCACCATTTCCTGCAGAATCTGCTGAACCATCACCACCTGCTGCGGAAGAACCTCCTCCTCCACCAGCAGCCCAATTTAAAAATTCTGGTGCAACATTTCCTGCGAGTGTATCTCCTCCATCATTTCCTTGACTTGGAGTAGTTGATGGTGTGTTACCACTTCCTCCAGTATTCGCTCCAGAGTTATTCATTGATGCTCCACCTCCAGAGCCACCATCTTTTGCACCATAGGTTGTATTATATCCACCGCCACCGCCACCAGTAGCAACAATCGTTGCAAATGTTGTGTCTCCACCATTTGTGCCTTGACCACTTGCATTAAATCCTGCTCCTGCAGCACCGCCAACACCTACTTGAACTGTGTACGCTGTTCCAGTAGTGAAAGAAAAACCTGTTGCGGCTCGGTAACCACCTGCACCGCCTCCACCACCAGAACCTGCTGGACCGCTTCCACCTCCGCCTCCGCCTCCAACGACAAGGTATTCAAGTGTTAAACCTGCTGCTGAATATGGTTTTAAAAATCTTCTATTAAACATAAATTAAATATCTGATTTACTACTTGTGTAAGTTGCGATGCTATAAAAGAAAACAGGGTCTGCTGCATCATCATCAACGCATTCTATTTGAATAATGTTATCTGATGTTCCATCATCTTCATAATCAACTCCACCTATTTTGTTAAATACAGAAGTTCCTGTACCTGCATCAAGGTTAAGAGTTTGATTTCCTGTTACAGGGTATATGCTTACAATTTGACCAAGTTTGTAATTAATTAACTTTATTGTATATGCACCTGTTAAATCATCGCTTAACTTAAATGTTGAACCAGAACTGCAATCAAAATTTACTGTTCCTGTTAAAGTAGATATTGATACCTCTTCTGAAAATCTTGCTGCTAACTGGTCATGGTCAATACCATCATTTTTTACTCTTAATGCTCCTGTTCCATCAGTCGCTGATAATTCGATTGTAGTACCGTCAACTGTGGCTTCTACTTCATCAGCATTTACTGTGATACCATCACCACCAACTACGTTTAACGTAGCAGAGCCTCCGCTTTCGTTAGTACCAGTCATACCATCACCAGCGTTAACATCAGTAATGTCCGCAGAAACATCGAAGTTTAACTTACCATTAGTATCGTCATAGGTTACTGTGATATTACTTTCTGTGTTTCCAGAAACCATAGCTCCGATGATATCTTGAATGCTTTCATCAAAGCTAAGCCCACTAATATCTAGAGAGTCTGTGTAGGTTTCAGAACTCCCATAGACTTCATGAAACATTTTCCTTACATTGATGAATGCCGCCCTTAGCGTATCCCCATCATTAGCATTAGCTGCCGTTCCTACATTTAAGTTTTGTGATGCCATATTGCAAATTTACTATTTTGTTAGTTCATACAGGCTGGTTCAGAGGGAATATCTATAGATAGTTCGTTTGCACTATCGCCAAACCAACTACTACAGTATATCTCACCCCAATTTATATTGTTAGCCATTTATTTATATTATTTTCTAAGTCGTTGTATTATGTGTTATACTGTCTATTAAAACATTTACACTATCTATAAACAAACTTATTGTAGATGTTAATGCCTTATTAAATCCTAAGTGAATGTAGCTCGCTAATTCACCGAAGTTTGTTGTCTCGTACACTTTTCCCCAACTCATTATTTTGCTTTCCTATATAACTAGAAAGTTTTGTTTCGTTCTTTTGTTTTGGTCTATATTGACCTACTTTCTTTCTCTTCTTTATAATACCCATCCATTAAATCCTATTTCTTTATCCGGATATATTTCTTCATTGTTATTACTGTAGTACTCTGGAAACTTACTAGGAGCGTTAAAACTCATGTAATCTATAAAACGATTAGTATAGTAATCAGCGTAATCTCTTTCCTTGGCGATTAACTGATCAATCTCACTCTTACTAGCAATCTGGCTATTTTCACTAGAGTGCTTATGAACCCCGCCGTTTGATACTGTATAAGCAGCGAATGGAAGGTATTCCGCCATGGCGTAATGAATAAGCATGTCTTGTATGTAATCGTTAACAAGCGTAAGGTAATCACCGGATAATGTGTTTGCAATAATGTCATTACTGATTTTATCATAAAGATCGCTACCTAGGTAGTTTCGTATATGTATTTCTTGTGCTAGTTTGATGAAATGAATAAACTTATCTGTATCTACATTACCACTAAGGGCTGTATTCTTAATTAAGTCTTGTCTTTTTATGAATAGTGCTGTTGCCATTATTCTTCATTTTCTTCGTTAATATCCTCTTGACGTTCAACCTGTGCAGGCTTTACACCAGTTTCTTTCTCTACCTCAGCATCAGTCATGGCGTTAGTAAGGTCAGTAAATTCTAGTGGCTGTAATGTCATAAAGTATAAATCGAGTTCAATTTCGTTATACTCTAATATCTTTTGTAGCTCGTCAATAATAGTTACCTGCATTGGACGAACAACTGTATTATCCATGAGTAAAGATGCAGTCTCTAGTTCCTGGGCGTTGTTACCTAATCCAGTCTGGTCTTTAATCCCTACAAGCATAGGCGATACAATTCTGTGAGAAACCATAACTTTTTTCATCGCCTCATCTGAAAGGAATTGGTATTGTTGGTGAGCATCATTTAGAATTACTGGCTCAATAGTAGCAGATAATTCTTTACTGTCATTAAACGCCAAGATGAATTTACCCGCATTTGATGTGCCAGAAAACTTCTCATAGATGCTTCTTTCAATCTCGTCACGAATCTCTTTTGAAGGAGTACCATTATTGAAGTTGATGAGCATGCTAGGCTGCAATCCATTTTGTATATTGTTGAGGTGATAGTTTGCTATCTCTTCCTCTAGTTCTGCATACTGTAAACCACCTTGGTAATCTACTGGTGAGTAGTAATAGAATCCTGCCTTGTATGGGCGAATATAAAGTATCTCTAAGCCCTCTTTAGACGTTCCGAATGCTGGTATACGTTTAGGCTTCTCATCACGCTTTATTTCGTCCCAATTAGGGTGATAGTAGTATCCTTGTACCTTACCTAGTTCTGCCTTCTCGGCTCTAAGTGTTTCTACGGGTATATGATTTACCTGGACAATACGAGAATGATCCTTACTGTAAATTACTTGCACAGCAGCTTGACCCATCATCTTATAGTCGTAGCATACTTTTTTCATGCAGTCTTTACTAAATAGCTCTCGCATCTGGGCGTAAGCCTCTGGCTTCTCTTCGCTATCAGTTGCTTCTAACCCTCTACCGTAAATCATTTCTGATATACCGTTTATAGCGGCATTGTTAGTGGGTGAACCATTATATCGGTCTATAAGATACTGGAAGTAGTTATTGTCTTCGCCATACTCTACCCAATCGTTTCTAGGGTTCTCCACAACTGGAGGTGCTGTGTATGATGATAAGTTAAGAACGTGAATTGTCTCTTTCATTATAATATTACAAAGTCGTTATCGTAGCTATCTTCCTCAACATATTCATCTTTATTCACAAAGAAGTTGTCAAGGTCTGTTTGATCCGTACAGAATATAAGTCCTCGGTATACTTCCTCAGACCCATCCTTTACCCGGAATGTGTATTGGTTACCTTCCTTTAGTGAGAAAGTACCCGTTAAAACCATATAGTCACCATCATCTGTTTTTGTTACAGAAACTGTAGATGTTGTTCTTTTTACCTTATCTGTTAATGAGAATGTTGGCGAAGAAACATCTTTCCTTGGTACAATCTTAAGTGACTGATTACTATCTGATGTTGTTAGTACATGCATAACTAATTAACTGCAATGTACGATTTTGTTTCATGATATAAAAAAGGGCAGCTAAAAAGCCACCCTTAATTTTACGATATAACAAAAATGTTATACTGCTACAGGAGTTCCGATATCAATTGTTCCAGTTAGTCCTGCCATGCCATCTACTGGGAAATCAGCAGTACCTGGTCCAGATGAAGACACGAAGTTTGGTGGTGAAGTTTCTTGAGCTGTAAATGTCAAGTTGTACCCGTTAAAATCGCCAAGAGCGTTTCCAGTAGATACAGTACCAGCACTTAAATCAGCACCTTCTTTAAGACCCATCATGAATACATTATCATTTTTGTCAACAATAATTACATGGGGACGAGCCGCAGCCAACAATTTAAGTTCTTTGTGATCTTCTTTTGTCAATTTCTTAAGTGTGATGTTTAAGGTTTGCTCATAGAATACAGTACCGTTCTCACGAGAAGCGTTAACAGTTGTTTCAAATGAGTTGTTACCTTTAACCTCGTACTTATGTAAAGTAATACTACCAGCCGTCTCGCTAATTGTAGTACCAGTCATATTTGTTATCTCGTCATTAGTGAGAGTAACAGTTCCTAAAGCACCGAAGTCTGCAAAGTATACTTCCTTTATACCAGCAACTACATCTTTACAAGCTTCAGCTCTAGAACGAGTTAATGCACAAGCCATATTTTTCTAGTTTTATGAAAAAAGGGCAGGTAGGTTTATACCGTACCCACCCATTATTTCTGGTTAGTTATTATTAGTTAGCAGAGTTAGCGATACCGTAAGTAACAACATCTTCGATAGAAGCAAGCTGTACACCAGCAGTAAATCGCATAACGATTCTTGCGTTTTGTGAACCATCAAGGTCAGCCATGTCTAATAACTTAACTTCGTTGTGGTCAGAAATTAGACCAGTTCCAAAGAACAAGTTAGACTTGGTAGTTGCGATAGCATCGTTATCAGCGAGTCCATTAGCTACAAATAGTTTTACACCATCAAAGCTAAGTCCTCCACCTTGCCACCACATAGTACCTTGTCCGCCAACACCGTTAGCACCGATACCAGCGACTCCTACGTTCTCATCAGCAGCAGCATTTTGTTGTGTGATGGAAGCAAATCCTCCTAATGCACGAACATAAGCTCTTGCGATGTTTTGAGATACATAGATGTAAAGGTCATCTGCTCCGTAAAGGCTAGAAGGGATAGCATCAACAATGCTTCCTAATTGAGCGATTACGTTAGAAGAAGTTACTGTAGTTCCAGCAATTTCTTGTGCAGCAGGAAGGTCAGCGTCAGTAGATACTAATTTAGTGAATCCATTGAACTGTCCATTAGTTGCAGTATCACCAGCCCAGATTGATCTTTCAGTACGCTCTGCTACTTTAGCAGCAACGTGACCTAAGATAAAGTCAGCAAAGCTAGGTGGTACATTGTGATAAGCTGAGTATCCCATTTGGATAGCCTCCCAGTCAGAAGCAAAGTCTTTCTTACAGATTTGTAAGTTTACTTGCTGCTCTTCTGGCTGAAGAATTTTCTCAGTTAAAGTAATCGTAGAAGTTGGGTCAAAGTCACAAGTAGCATCTTTAACGATATCGTCAACAGATACTTTCTTTAAGACTTCTTTGAACTTTACGTTTGGTTTTACAGTAATACCTCCTTGAGCGAGTGTATTAGCTTCTAGCAAAGCTGCTGCGACATATTGCCCAGCAAATTCACCAGCGTAAGTTGTAGTAATTGAAGTAGTAGTTGCCATTTTTATTTATTAGTTAGTCGGTTAAATACTCTGTCTAAAGTGTTTTGTGATCTCTGCATGCCGTAGTTATAGACTGGTTTCTTTTCGGTAGCAGCTTCGGGTGTGTGCTCGATTGCTTCAGCAGCAGGTTCAGCAGAAAGTTTTTCAATCTGTGCAGACATCATCTCTTTCTCTCTCTTGTAAGAACCCATCTCGTCATCAATCATCTTAGCCATCTCAGCTATTTTCGCTTCCATGGCAGCCATTTTTGAATCAAAGTCTTCTTGCTTCACATACCCTTCCATAAGTTGAGTTTCTTCTTCTGCTTCTACAGGCTCTTCAGATAATTCTTCAGATACCTCTTCTTCAGTAGCTTCTTCCTCAACAGCAGGAGCTTCCTCTACTTCGCTAGATAATTCCTCAGCCACAACCTCAGTATCTTCGATGCCTTGGGCTAATTCATCCTCTTTTGTAAGTAAAGAGAGCTTCTGTAAAATCTCATTAAGAATTTCGGTTGATTTGCTCATTTTACTAAAATTTATATAATTAACGATTTAAAATATGTCTGTTGCATTTTTATGCTTTTTGTTGTATAATAAACCACTCTGTACCATTACCCCATATCTTGATACCTTCGTATGCTCTATTTAAGTCAAATACACTATTAGCACCATCTAAGTTTTGTGAACCGTAAGGTGTAAGGTTTGCGTGTGTAGAATTACTAAATGTAGAGTCTGTTATAAAACGCATTGTTCTGTTTAAATTCTTAGTAGCTGTTACGTCAGGCAAAGTTAAAGTAGCTGTTCCTGCACCACCACTCCAAGACAGTACAACAAGTTCTGCTTGGTCATAAATAGTAGCACCTAAGTCATAAGTATTCCCTGCACTTACTGTTAGTGTAGTAGGTTCTAAATGTGTTACAATATAGTGTTGTATTTCTTCTAAAGATGTTTTTTTAGTAGTACCCGTTTGCACTAAAGGTATATCTTCGCTACCTGTAATGTTAGCTGCTGTTATTGCTGTTAATTGACTTATTTTTTTATCTGCCATTATTGATATAATTTACTGTTATCTTCTTGTATAAATTTTTCTCCTTCTTCAGTATATAGAAAAAAGTTTGTTCTAGTGATGTTTCCTATACCTTGGGCTTGCAAACTACCATCACAACATTTTGATGAGTATGTACCATCTGGGCATTGACATCCTCTTTTACCGCCTTTCTGACTTACTCGGCTGTGCGTATATTTTCTTCTCTTTTTTATCATTTCTTAGCCTTTGGATGTTTCTTTGGTAGTAAGTCATAGTCAGTAGTATACTTAGCGTTCTGTGGGCGTCCATTACGAACTAAATACATAAATGCATTTACTCTTGCGTGTGCCCATTGCGAAGCTGATCTAACCTTTGGAGAATGGCTCGTATTAAACGCACCAAGTCCTCTCTGGAATACACTAGCAAGCATGCCAGTAGTAATACCATAACCGAGCTTGTCTCGGTATCTGTCATTGAAATCATCTGCTTTCTTTTTAAGTGCTGCACGGTCTTTAGCTGAAACCTTAGCTCCAGTTTTACCTTTAGCTGTACCCTTAGCAGTTCCCTTTCCTTTTGGGTTCTTGTTGGGGGTATCAGACGCTGGTGCTTTAGGTGATTTAGTAATACCACCTCTTGAACCTACCTTAGCGGCTTCTATTTGTCCTAGCTCTTTTAGTTTGGACTCTGCCCAGCGTAAACCAGCTTTTCCTCCCCAGGCGTCATACATGAGCTTTCCACACCCATCTGAGTAACTGGTTGATGCTTCTAAGTCGCCAGCATGACGAGCTAAGAAACTTCTCATTCTCTTTATTGTTGATACTGTGATGGCAGATTTTGACGCTAACTGCGATGCTCTGCGTTTCCCCACAGCAGTCCCACAACTACCCCATCCATTCTTTTCTACCCATTCTAGGGCTCTCTTAGCATTATTCGCTACTGCATCGGGGTAGTCTGCATAGGACTTTAATTTAAGTGTATTGTCTCTTAGGTGGTCGAATATCTCTTCTAGTATTTCTGTAGCTTCCTCTTCAGTTACAAATTCACTTGACATCGCCACCTTATCAGTAAAGTAACCTTCTATTGAGAATCCTTTTACTTTACCCGTTTTAACATAGTCATTCCATACCTCATCATTGTTCACCTTCATAGATACCATCCATGTTCCAATGGGTAATTCCATGTCGTACTTTCTTGACTTATCATGAGTTTCGTCTTCAATAATCCAGGACTCAACAACAGATAGACCATGTAGTTCTGCTTCATGCTCTAGTGTTGATTTGTTTTGGTTACCACGCATTAAGAATAGTTCAGAAGCCTTTCTAACTGTATCTTCTGAAAAGTATATATAATACTCTTCGTCTTCATTCTGGCGATAGATATTCTTGTTAGGCACTAAGGCTGCACCCATAAGAATACGCTTCTCCTTATCTACTTCAGCTAATTTAACTTCATGTTGTTTTGATAAAGCAATAAAGTTTTCTTCAATAGCTGGTCTATCAACAATACTGATAGCCTCTATGCCAGAATATATTGATTCTTCATCGATAATTAATTCTACTATTCTCATATTTTTAAGTATTTGATCCTGTTCTGACGTTTCTGTAATATTCATCTAAAGTTTCTATAGCTCCTTTTGCAGTTATATATGCAGGAATCGGTTTGTCTAGTTTGTTTGACACATCAACCATAAGAAGGTCTAACGGTGATGCTCCAACTACATTAAATGCTGGTGCTTCTACACTAACTGAAGAACCTATTCCAGATACATCTCCACTACTTAGTATTGATTTTGCTTGATTTACAGCAGAAAGTAGTGTAGCTATTTGGGCTGCATATGTTGCTGCCGCTACAAAAGGGGCTGCCGGTCCAGTACCTTGAGATGCTTCCTGGGCTAACCTAAATCCTTGAATCATACTAACAGAAGTGTTTGCTGCAATAGCAGTAAGGGAAAGAGCTTTCTGTAGGTCAGAACCCTCCTTAGAAAGCCTAGCTGATTCTTCCATTATATCTGCAATACTACTAGCTAGTTGTAGTTTAGAGGCGAAAACAGCATCATCTGTTTCCCTGGCTATTCTTTTTGTTTCTTCACCGTAGGTCTTTTCTAGATTTATCTTTTTCTGAATTAAAGCTTCGTAGGCGTCTCCATCAGCTTTAGCATTAGCTATTTTCGCATTTAAATTAGCTAAATCCTGTTTGAATACAGAATCTAATAATTTTTGTTCTAATTGTAGCTGAGTACTTTTTTCTCTAGAATACTCTTGCTCAAATGCTATTCTATCTTGTATACCTTTTATTGCTTCATCAGCAAACATTTTTAAATCATCCAACCTTTGTTGATCCTCTAGTTCTTCTTGCATTCTGCTGTATGAACCTAAAATAGAA